CCTCGTCCAGCTCGATCGAGATCGTGTCGATGGCGAGCATCTTCTTCGCCGTCAGGGTCGGGCGGGCGAGCGTCACCTTGCTCTCGTTGGCGGGCGCGGTGGACTCGTCGGGCCAGTACACGGTCGGCCCTCCGGCGCTCACCGGCAGGCGCATGACCTGCCGGTTCATCGGGATGCGCCGGCAGTTGGTGCGGGCGAAGCCGGTCTTCTGGAGCAGGTTGATGATCTCGTTCGCCTGCTCCTCGGGCACGGAGTAGCCGCCGTCCGCGAGCGTGCCTTCCGTCTGCGCCCGCTCGTACCAGCCGTGCTTCTCGCGCTGGCCCTTGGCGGCCCGCACGTGGTCGAGAATCAGCTCCCCGGTCTTGATGGTGCCGGGGTCGTTCAGGGCGCGGCCCTCGGGCTGCCAGAACTTGCCGCCCTTCGGCAGCAAGTCGTCGAGGGTCCGGATGCGCGTCTCCAGCGTTTCGACGACGAGCTTCTGACTCTCCAGCGCGCTCCGCAGCTCGGTGACGCGCTCGGCGACTTCGGTGCGGATCTCGGGGATCTGGTTCGACGCCAGGTCCTCGATCTTCTGGATGCGCGAGGCCTGCGCCTCGATGTGCTCGTGGGTCTTCTCGACCATGGCCGCGATGCGGCTCAGGGGGTCGGTCGACGGGACGACGATGTGTCCCGGATCGGCGTTGCTATTCGCCATGGTGCTGTACCTCCAGTGGACAGGGCGCAGCGCGGGCCTCCCGCCGGACAGCGGCGGCGACCTGGGCTACGCGGGGTGGAAAGCGGTGGTGCGACGAGAACGGAGCGCGCGACTAGGCGGCGTCCGGGGAGTGGGGGGCACGGGACAGGACTTCCTGGGTCCGTTCCAGCCCGCCAAGAATGGCATCGTATCGGGACTGCTGTTGGCGCCGCTCGAAGCGATCGGCGAGGGGGCCGAGCACTTCCACGGCGCGGGCGGTGAGGGCGTCGCAGTCCTCGGGGGGCGCGGCGGCGGCCTCCTCGGTGGACGTCTCGGCGTCCTTGATGACCCCCTCGATGGCGTCGGCGACCTCGCGGCACGCCTCGACGGCGCGACTCAGGCGGTCGCGGTTGCGCGCGGACAGGACCTTGCCGACGCGGGTGACGACCCCCCCATCGCGCATCGCGGCGACCTCGGCGGTCAGGCGGCGCACCTCCTCGGCGAGCGCGACCACCAGCTCCGGCGTAGGCAGCGGCGGCGCGTCGCTGGCGGGCGTAGCGGGCGGGGTGGCCCCTTCCCCCTCACCCTCGGCCGTACGCGCCTCCTGCGGCGAGCCAGGGGCCTCGGCGGGGGCGGCAGGCGCGGGGGCGGGCGCGGGCTCCGGCGCGGGGGCGGGGGCGGGCTCCGGGTCCTCCCCGTAGAGGTCGCTCGTTTTCTGCGCGGCCTCCACCGACCAGGGGTAGTCCCGCAGCACGTAGATGGCGTCGGGGCGGCCCCCGGCGGCTCCATCGCGGCTGAAGCGGTTCGTGCGACCCGCCACCAGGCCGTCGAGCAGCAGCTGCCGCTCGTCGTTGCTCTCGCAGGTCCGCGCGACGGCGGCCTGGAGCGCGTTCGGATCGACGGGGATCGAACAGGCGCTCAGCTCCAGCACGTCGCTTTCGAGGAAGTCCCAGCCGGCGAAGTAGCCGTTCTCGTCCACGATCATCGTGGCGTTGACGACGTACCAGCCCAGGCTGACGGCATCGATGTCGTGGGCCTTGTACATGCGGAACACGAGGCGGCTGAACTTGAGCCAGTCGTCCTCCCCCTCGGTGCGGAGCGGGGCCACGCCCATGCGGAGCACGCGGCCGAGGGTCATGTGATCCTCTTTCCGGGCGCTCAGGATGTTGCCGATGGGCAGGTCGACGTACTGGTGGGCGTACATGAACCGGGGGTTCACCTCCAGGTTCGTGAGGTCGCACCCGTCCACGCGGAGGATCGACCCGTCGCGCTTGCGGCCCTCGGAGGCGGCGATGAACTCGATCACCGGCATGCCGTCCATGGACCCGGCGTCGCGGGCGCCGTGGAACGAGTGGGTCTTCACCAGGCGCGAGGTCGGGTCCTCGGTCGCGCGGGTGAGGACGCCGTACAGCCTCTCGACTCCGGCGCGCTGCGCGGCGTCGGCGTCCGGGCGAAACTTCAGCGGCGGCAGCGACAGTGCCGGTAGGGTGCGCTTCATAGGTCTAACCTCCTCGGTTGGGGTTTAGTCTTCTTCGCCGGTCGGGATCGGCTCGTCACCGACCACGGGAATCGTGGTGCATCGGCAATTGATGACGTTGCCGGGGTCGCCGTCCGGGTCGTGCGGGAAGGCGAGTTCGTTCGAGAACGTCTCCCCCACCGCCACCACCTCGCCGTCGATCCAGTGGTCGTACTCGCTCTTGCCCCCCTTGTCGGGCGGGCGGCGAACCTCGTCGTCTTGGGCACTGACCCACTCGTGCTCGGTCACGCCCTGTTCGGTGTACTCGCTCATGCGGCCGCCCTGGATCGCGTCTCCGATCTCGGTGCGGGCGATCGTGCGGGCGCGACGCTCGCCGTTGTTGAACACGTCCTTGATGGCCTCGCGGACCTTGGCGGCGGCTTCGGTAAAGCCGAGCCCCTTGTCGTACGATTCGAGTGTCGCTTGGCGCACGCGCTCGCGGACCTGCGCGCGGAGGGTGACGTTGATCTCGACGACCTTGATCTGCTTCTGCTTCAGGTATTCGAGCGCCTGCGGGCTCTCCAGCCCCACGGGGTCGCGGCCGAGCGTCTTGGCGACATCTCCGGCGGCGATCGTCACGGCGCGCTCGAAGTAGGGCGCCGTCAGGCGGCGGATCCGCTCGTCGGCTCCGGGGCCGGCTTTCGCCAGGGAGTCGAGGTCTTCTTCGAGCCCTCGGGTGGTCGAGCGAACGGGGTCGATCAGGAGCTTCGATTCCCGCAGGAGCCGTTCGAGCTGTCGCAGCATCTCCTTCCGCAGCCAGAAGATGTGCTGCCGAATCTTGCCGTGGAAGGACCGCTCCAACCGCTCCCAGCTCTGCACGTACCCGCGCCACAGTGCGATGCGGCGCGGGTCGGTGCGCCAGGACGGCAGGCGCTCGGTGCTCTCGGTGCGTTGCGCGACAGGCTCGCGCAGGGCGGCGGTGGCGTCCGCTGGTGGCGCGTCGCCCGCGCCATCGGCAGGCGGCGGGGTGTCGCTCGGCGGGGTGTCGCTCGGGGGCGGCGTGTCGGCGGGCGGCGTGCCCTCGGGCGCGGTCGGGTCGATCGTCTGCGGGAGCGCCGGCCCCAGCGGGTCGGGCTCCGCGTTTGCCGAGTCGATGATGGATTGCGCCGTCGTCAGGAGCGGCGACACGAGCGCGTCGTCGCCCCACTCCAGGCGGTCCATGCCGAGGTCGAGGCGATCGTTGACCATGTTCGGCGGGTAGTTCATCCCGACGAGCGTTTTGGCGTGGTCGAGCTTCTTGCCGTAGTCGTCGAGGAGCGCTTCCACCTCGTCCGAGTCGAAGGCGCCCTCCAGCTTGGGGTTGTACGGCTCGATCAAGTACTGCTGGAGGCCCCGGCTCCACAGGTCCATCAGCGGGAGCACGGTCATCAGGTAGAGCGCGTACAGGGCGGAGTTCAGATCCTCGCGGCTCAGCCCGGTGTTCTCGATCTCGTTCAGCAGGCGGACGGGCACGCCGTACACCATCGCGACCTGTTGGCGGCTCCAGCGCTTCCCCTCCAGCGACAGGAGGTCCTGGCGACTCGCGCCCAGCTCTTGGAGCTTGAATCCCCCGTGGATCAGCGCGGGGCGATGCGCGCGGTCGGCGCCCCCGTGGCGGTCCTCGAAGGGTTTCATCACCTGAGCGACCTGCTCCTGGTTCAGGAACAACGACTCGGTCGCCGTCACGTTCGGCGGCTCGTAGACCATCGCCAGGGGCGGCACGCCGCCTCGGGTGAAGAAGGCGGCGTCGTAGCGGTTCTGCGCGGAGTCGCGGTCGACATCGTACTGCGCCGCGCGTACCGGCGGCACGCCCATGATCTGTGACGGGTCCTCGGGGTCGGGCAGCTTCAGGTGCAGCAGCTCCTCCGGCGCGAACTCCTTCGTCGTGCGGCCGAGCGTCACTTTCCAGCCCTGGAGGTCGGCGAGCTTTTGACCGACGATGGGCTCGACGTGCTTCGAGCTGAACACTTGCAGGGACCGGGGCACGCCCTTGCTGTTCGGCAGGTCCTTGTAGACCCAGGCGTTCCCGCCGGCCTCGACGTAGCTCAGCCCCAGTTCCATGAACTGCCGGCCGCTCATGTAGCGACCGGGGTAGGGGTTCTCCATCAGGTCGAGGATCGGATCGGCGAGCACTTCCTGCTCGGGGTCGCGCGCGCCGTGGCGGCGGCGGCGGGCGACCGTCTCCTTCCGCCATAGGCGGTAGGGCATCATGCTCCCGCTCTGCGCGATCAAGCGGACGCACGTGTAGGCGGTCGCGTGGCTCGCGTAGGCGTCCTCGCGGAAGCGGGCGAGCGAGCTGCCCTGCCCGAGTTCGATGCCGGCCTTGAACAGGGTGGCGAGCTGTTCCTGCAAGCCGCCTCGGAGCTGGAGCGCGCCGCTCGGGCCACCCGTGGCGACCCCGACCGTCATCGACAGCGCACGCACGGCGGCGCTGCGCGCGAAGAGGCGTTCAAGCATCGGGCGCGCTGTGGGGTGTCGTCATGGTCGAGGCTCCTCCGGGGTACCTAAAGACCGATAGCCGCACGGCTGAAATCGGCCAGGCCAGGCGCGCGGACTCGGGCCACGGACAGCACGAAGCCGTCCGCTCGATCCGGTGATCCGCGTCGCGGTCGCATCTTTTCCTTCGACTCCAGGCGTCGTTGTTCTCCGACGCCGCTGTACTGCACCTTGCGTTGCGTGAGCTGCGCGCGGAGGCGTTCGTCCTCGGCGCAGTAGCCCGTGTCCATCCAGCGGAGCGCATCGTCGAGCCACATCTCGGCCCCGATGTTCGCGAAGCGATCCTTGCGGCGGGCGCTGCCGCCGTTGTTCACGCCCACGCCCCGCAGGCCGAGGGCGCGGATCGAGTCGAGGATCGGCCCCCCGACCCCGGTTTCATCCACCACGAACAAGATGGTGTCGCGTAGCTTCTCCCAGTCCTCCGGCGTCTCGGGGTACCAGGCGTCGGTGCGCGGATCGTTCCAGGGGCGGCGCCACCAGCGGAAGGCGAGCTGCACGGCCATCTGCACGACCTCGGGGCCGGGCGTATGCGTCTTGTGGATGGCGCCGAGAATGCGGCACCCACGGCGGACGTAGCACGCCGTCTCGTCGCCACCCTCGCGGGCGACATCGACCCCGACTTGCAGCTCCTCCCCCGGCGCGTCGGGCGCCTCGTGGCGCAGGAACATTCGATCGACCACGGCGGGGGGGATGGCGGTCCCGACGGTGCTCGTCTCGGGGAACTCGGCGTACACCTTGGCGCGTACCACGGGGTGATCCACGCCGTAGGTGCGGATCAAGTCCTCGGTGGCGGCGGGGTCCACGAAACTCGACTCCAGGCGCGTCACCCGGCGCAGCCACCAGCCGGGGCCGCCCAGCACCTCGGCGCGGCGCGCGGGCTTCATCCACGTTTCGTACAGGCGCCCCTCGTTCCGCACCGGGTTGGCGAGGGCGAGGATGCGGTTGTCGCGCTCGGAGAGGGTCGCCACGCGGGCGTCCCATTGCGCGTCGTCCAGGCCCGACGCTTCCGACAGCACCATGAACACGTGCGGGCCGTGGATGCCGGCGGCGCCTTCGGCCTGCGGGTCGGCTTCTCCTCCGGCGCGCGTGGCGGCGACCTGCTGCCACATCCGCCACCGGTCTTCGTAGCCGCGCACCACGATGCGGCGCTCGGTCCAGTGGAGGAGCACCGAGAGGATATCGCTGTGGTCGATCCACTTTTTCAGTTCCTGCCAGAGGGCGTTCGTGAGCTGCGCCTGACTCGCGCTCGCGGCGGCGACCTTGCTGAAGGGACGGGTCACGCCGAACCACAGCATGAGCCAGGCGGCGACCGTTTCCTTCCCGACGCCGCTCCCCCCGATCACCGACTGCTGCCGGTGCCGGGACTGCACGTGCATCACCTCGTCCTGCCACGGGTCGATGTGGCACGTCCCGTTGCGGCAGGTCGCGCACGTCCCGACGCGGCTGACCTGAATCACCTCGCGCACGAAGGCGCCGGGGGTCCAGGCGTAGAAGCCCCAGCGCTCGCGCAGGCGGGCGGCCTGCTCGGGGGGCAGGCGGCCCAGGAGCCGCGCGATCGGGTCGGCGACCGGGGCGGTAACGAGCGGGGCGGCTCTAGTGCGGCTGCCCGTTCGTGGGCGTCGGTGGGGGGAGGAGTCGGGCATAGTCGGGCAGCATGTCCTCGGGCGGTGGCCCGGCTGCAAGCGCCGCAGCGCCGGCAGCAGCGAGTTGTACGAGAGCGACGGCGGCGGCGGCCGTCTCCTCGGGCGACACCCCGGCGTGGTCGAGCAGGCCGAGGTCCGCGCCGACGTCGCGCAGCATCTTGGCCGCTGCGACCATCCCGTGCGCGTCGTTCTTGCGGGCGGCGACGTGGTACGCGGCGCGCCCCTTCCGGAGCAGGTCGCCGAGGAAGTCGTCGCGGGCGTCGGTCGCGCGTAGCTCCACCGAATGCTGCACGTTGATGCGCGTCAGGTCGCGGCGCGCGGTGTCGTAGTCGCAGGCGAGGATCCGGGCGATGCGGGCGATCGGCATCACCAGCTCACTCGCCATGTAATCGACGCACACGGCGCGTTGTGTGGCGCTCAGGCTCCGGGGGTCGAGCGTCTGTTTCCGGATCTGCTCCACGGCGACGGCGGCGTTCCACACCTCGGACAGCGGGGGGAGCGGTCGCACGCGCCGCTTCAGACGGACGCGGGCTTTCGGTTTCTTCTTCGTCACGCCCGGACCCCTCGGGCCAGGCGTAGGAACTCATCGCGGGCGGCGGGCTCGGTGCGGAGCACGCCTCGGACGGCGCTCGTCACCATGCGGGCCTCGGCTTCGCGGACCCCACGGGCGAGCATGCAGAAGTGCTGCGCCTCGATCAGCACCCCCACTCCGGCGGGGCTGATGGCGTCGGCGATCGCGTCGGCGACCTCGTTCGTCAGGCGCTCCTGAATTTGTAAGCGCCGGGCGCGGTAGTCCACCAGGCGGGCGAGCTTCGACAGGCCCAGCACGCGACCCTGCGGGATGTAGGCGACGTGGGCGGTGCCGATGAACGGCAGCATGTGGTGCTCGCACGTGCTGCGGACGGCGATGTCGCGGAGCACGACCATCTGATCGTAGCCGTCCTCGAACGCGGCCAGGCGCGGCGGCTCCTGGCGGTAGCCGGCGTATAGCTCGGTCCAGCTCCGCACGACGCGCTCGGGGGTATCGCGCAGCCCCTCGCGGGTCGGGTCCTCGCCGATGAGTTGCAGCAGGCGGGTCACGACCTCCACACCGGCTCCGGCGCTCGTGTGCTTCTCCCAGGGGTAGACCATCCAGTCCGCCACCTCGGACCCGATCACGCCTTGATGCAGGTAGCGGAGCTGGGAACCGGGGCGGCCGTGCAGCGCCACGAAGTCGTAGCCCCGCTCCAGGTACGGCGCCAGGGTCGCGCCCGAGTCCACGATGTCGTCCACGATCACCGTGCGCTTGGGGTCGGTCGGCGGATCGGTGCGGATCGGGGCGTCCAGGCAGGCGCCGAGCATGGCGGCCACGAACGCGCCCCCGGTCGGGATGCCGTAGATGTCGAACGAGCGGCCGACGAGGCTCGTGGAACGCCCGGCGAGGTCTTTCACCCCGGCGTGGACCTGCTCCCAGGTCTGCGGGCGCTGCTGGCGGGCCACGCTCACGCGACCCCCGCGTACTTGTGCGTCTGGAGGCTCACGCGCACCCAGGGGTGGCGGACGGCGAACTCCACGCAGAGCATCGTGGCGCGGCTGTTCGTGGAGATGGGCTGTACGCACACGCGCGGCTGCACCTCGTCGTGCTTGCCGGCGGCGGCGAGCGTCGGGGCGAGGGCGCGCAGGGCGTCGAGGTCGCTCTCGCGGCCTACCAGCCACTTGATCTCGGTGGCGCGGCGGAGGGCATCCTCATGCAATCGGAGGCGCCCCGCCGGTTTCGGACTCACGGTCAGCCAGTCCCAGGAGCCGGTGACCTGGTACACGCCGGAGGTTTCCAGCGCACACCGTTTGCCGACCGCGTGGAGGGCGCTCGTCAGGGCGTCCAGATCGTGCCAGGCGGGTTCGCCGCCCGTCACCAGCACCCAGGTCGGGGGGTGGATCGCGGCGCGCGTAGCGACCGAGCTGGCGGCCGTCAGCGGTACCTCATAGCGGCCCCCGTGCCCGAAACTGCCGGCGGTCTCGCGCTCGTCCCAGGTGTGGGGGGTATCGCAGAACACGCAGGCGACGGGGCAGCCCTGAAGGCGTACGATCGTCATGGGCGTCCCGGCGAGCGCGCCTTCCCCCTGTACGGTCGGGTACAGCTCGGCGACCCGGTACAGCGAGCGGTCGTCGATGTTCAGCGGCCAGTGATCCCCGTCCGGAGCGACGGCGCCGTACAGGGCGGGGGTCAGGACGCCCGGCTCCGCGCGTGGGACCTGCCCCTCGCCGTTCACGGATCACGCTGGAAGCGACAGCTTGAGGTGCACGTCTCGTCGATCTCCACGGCGTACAGGCCGGGGAGTTGCGGCTCCAGCTCCCCGAACAGCCAGGCGGCGATCGCCTCGCTGGTCGGGTTCTCCAGGGGCAGCGTGTCGTTCAGGTAGTGGTGGTCGAGCAAGTCCTCCACCAGCGGCGCGACGGCGGCCTTCACGTCGGAGAAGTCCAGCAGCATGCCGCCCTTCGGCCCGAGCGCCACGAGGGCATCCCCGCGCACCTCGATCCGCCCGACCCACGAATGGCCGTGCAGCTCTCGACACTTTCCATCGTGCTGTGGGAGCTTGTGGGCCGCCTCGAAGCGGAACTCCTTCTGAATCGTCCAGGGCATCGGGGTCACTCCTCGTACGCGACCGGATCGGTGACGCCGTTCCGGGCGAAGGCGGTGCGGCGCATGAAGCACGGGCCGCAGCGGCCACAGTGGCGTACGCCGTCCCGGTAGCAGCTCCAGGTCAGGTCGTACGGCGTCTTCAGCTCCAGCCCGCGCGCCACGATTTCGTGCTTCATCAGGTGGCCGACCGGGGCATCGAGCGACAGCGCGTACCCGTTCTGCGTCACCCAGGGCAGCAGATCGTTGAAGCGGGCGGTGAACTCCTCCTCGTTGTCGGGGTAGGCCCCCGCCTCCTCCAGGTTGTTGCCGAGGGCGATCAAGTGCTGGTCGTGCGCCTCGGCGTACGCGGCGGCGAGCCCCAGCATGGCGGTGTTCCGGGCGGGCACCCACTCGTGCGCGTACTCGGCGCCGGACACGCCCCCGGCGAGCGCGTAGTCGCGCTCGGTCGTCAGGGTCGATCCCTCGAACGCCACGCGCGGCAGGTCCACGAAGGCGACCTCCAGCTCCATCCGGGCGGCGATCGCGCGGACGGCGCGCTCCTCCGCCCCCTGCGCGCGGCACCCGTAGCGGAAGTGCAGCAGGGTCACAGCCCAGCCCCCGGCGACGAGCATCGACGCCACGGTCGTACTGTCCAGTCCGGCGCTGGCGATGACCAGGGCGCGCAGCCCGGAGCGGCGCGGGAGGCGCATCATGACGAACGTGGACAGATCCACGACGCTGTAGGGAGGAATCGCGACGGGCGCGTGACCCATCGGCAGGAGGCCCCGAAAGTGCCGGGCCATCGAGCTGAAGTACACCGCCCCGCCGACCACGGCGTAGTACAGCGGCTTGTAGTTCACGCCCACGAACACGCTGTCCGGGGTGGCGCAGGCGACCGCGTAGCTCCCCACCACGCGCTGAAGGGACGCCGAGAAGGCGGGGAGCGACGAGCGGTCCAGCATGCGGGCGAGGACCATGGAGTCCACCTCCCCGGCGAGCGCGCCCAGCTCCACGTCGTTCGCGACCGTCCCGTTGTGCACCAGGCAGTCGTAGGGCTGAAGCGGGGCGTGCTCCAGCTCGGGCGTCGGCGTCGCGCGCCAGTTCCCGAGGTAGGCGACGCGGCCATCGTGGAGCACGTAGCGCTCCATCCGGCCCCCGTCGCGGCCCCGGTCCCCGGCGTTCTGCCGCAGGCGGGTCAGGCGCTCCACGTCGATCGTCTGCTCGGTCCCGAGTGCCCCGAAGATGCTACACACGCGCGGCCCCCTTGGTGCGGCGGCGACGCGGCGCGGGCGGCGGCGGCGGGGCGCTCAGGTACGGCGGCTCGATCGGCGGCAGGCCGTCGAGTCGCGCCATCTCCTTCGACCAGC